GGTGGGTGTCGCTGTTTTGGGTGTGACGGTAAAGAGTGCATCATCACCTTCAAAGAATCCTTTGAGCTTGGCGTTCGGATCCTTACACCAAACCAGGTATTTTGCCAACACCAGGTTTGCGAATCCGTTGCCGAGCGACGTGTTCATCTCGCCCGACATTCTAGTCGCTCGCACATAAGCTACGAACGCCTTGAACACCATGTAATTATCCTTCGTGAATGCGAGATCTATTGTTGCAGAAAAGGCTTTCCCCTTCTCTCCGATCTCCGACACCATGTATTTGTACAATTCGAATTCAATTACCTCTAAGAATTCCTCATCAAAGTGAGCTTCAAAAGATGAATAATCGGTGACATTGTATTCCGCACCGTCTTCCTGGAGGTGAGTTTTGACGACCTGGGGTCTGTCTCTCACTGGCACCAGCTTGATAAATGGGCTTGGTTCTCCAGGAACTGAATAGTGGAATACTTCTTCACCAATTTTATCAAAAATTGGACCAACCAGACACTTGAAAAAGTCTGATCTGGAATTTATTGCGCGCGGGTGTTTGTAATCATCATAATGCTCTTCTTTCGGGAAAGATTTGCATCTTAAGATTTTCTTCCGCGCTTTTGTTGGTACTTTACTCCAGTCTGATATCTGTCCATGTTCGTCGAGATACTGACTGTGTTCTTCCCACACGTTCTCCAGCTCGTCACAACGGGCACTGGAGTATACGTGATTTTCTCTTTGTTTCGCAATCCAGGTGGGAAAGGAAATATCTGCTGTTGGATCTATAGGCTTGAAGCACCTACGCACCAACTTGTGTGTGAACCGTTTAAGCCTCCTCTTCTCGAACCGAGTGAGCTTAGTTCTGGACCATCCTAATCTGGCTTGCAGCCCGCAGGCCAGGGAAATCGGGTCTGGATCTGGTTTTGGTGGCACCGCCCCCACTACATGACAACCGAGAGATACCGCTTGGGGTACCCGCTCTCGCTGCATGGTTCTGGCTATTGGGTGAACTTTTTGGATCGTCAGTGAATCCTTGACATCTCCAATCTCTTTCACTTTTACGCCGGGGTCGGTTACTCTGTATCCAGCCAGATACAGACCTGGTTTCCCTATTGGGCAAGGAGAAAAGCCGAGATTTGGTCTCCTAGTTTCGTGCGATTCTGCACATCGGCTGTAACGAATGCAACTGTGAGCGACCATGGATCTGGTGCGCCCGGTCTTGTTCTAGAGGCTATAAGGGCATCCTTTCTACCCTGGTTGACTGTGGAACTCATGTCTATCGAATTTGCTGCTTGATTGACGCGTGTCGCCAACAACTGCGGGTCAATTCCTAATTGATGAATTTTTGGAATCATCAGTTCGGCTGGCAATCGATCGTCCAGTTCCTGAGTGAGCGGCATGTAATGAACACCATCCCGCTCTATTTTGAAAAGATGTGGGGCCATACGCATCTTCTCGATAACCTGGTCCCGTTGTGTTCCGGTTCCAAGCGGAGTGAGGATGGTAGTCCTGTTTTGGTATGTGACACTTGATATTCTAGGCGTCCACATACTCAATACTGAGGATTGGGTCATGATGGGTGGTCCCCTTTCCCAGGGGTCCCCTTCAGTGTCCTCAACTAGCCGCTGTTCTGAAGTTGTCCCTATGACGCTTCGTTCCATCTCCAAAACGAAGTCTTGAGTCCCTTTACCTAATGTGAGGTAAGCGTAGATGCAGAACAAGATTGTTTCCACGCAGACCATCCCATAAACAGCAGCAATAATGCAGTTTATGAAATGGCCCTGGTCGGTGTAAAAAATCCACACATGCAACGCTATGGTTGTCAGCACAAGTAAAGAGATCAAATTAACGACCCCAAAGAAGCGAATCATTCTCGCAGGATGACGTGAGGAGGAGGTGGTTAGCCTCTCAACCTCTAATGTGTGATAAATGGGCACAGCATTGTTATCACACATTGGTAGCAGCGGGTCTGGTGGCCCGTTTCGCGGTAAATCTACGTTTGCTAAGTTGTTATCCATGTCTCCGGTGGTTAGTTTAAATTTGAACCCAGTCTTTCCTGGCGTCAATGTTCTTTCACATCGTCACGTTAAGTTATTTGGCGTGCAGATAACGACTGCACGTTCG